CAGACTGAGCGAGCTAGTAATGGACGCTTACATCAAAGCAGTCAGCCCAGAGGAGTTATACTAATGTTTAACTATGGCATCGACACATCAAACACATGTGACGAAAAAACAGCAATTGATCGACATAAGAACCAATAAACAGACGGGGTGAAAAACAATGAACATGCTAGAAGTATTTAACAAAGTAGAAGCGCATTTGTTGGCGCAAGGTGTGAGGTCTATTAGAAAGTCCAAAATGTACATGTGCGCTTATAGAGGAGCAGGCGGTCTGCGCTGCGCCGTAGGCTGTTTAATTAAAGACGAGGCTTACCATAAAGGTTTAGAAGGCATAGCTATGTGGGCCGATGAAAAGGAAGAAGATCGCCAGATGCTACTTGAAGAAGCGTTAATAAAGTCTGGTATTGATCTAAATTCTACAATGACGCACATGTTAAGCGATCTTCAATCTCTACATGATACCGTCAGGCCCGAAGTCTGGAAGCAAAGGTTACAAAAGCTGCGGGTTAAATACCTTGGGGCTGTTTAACGTACTGAAGAGGCCATATTGACTGCGGGGACTGAAATGAACTTAGATGACTTGTTTGAAAAATACTTCCAAGAAAAACCTATTGATCGACCTTACTCTTTTTTACAGGGTGAGATGGATTGTTTGGCAGGAGTGTCACCAGCAGAGGATGCTAACGAAGACTACTTGCGTGGATATGGTTCACGCTACGAATTAGAACAACTACTAGGAGCAATAAAATGAACTCAAGCATCGAAATTAATGAATTAGCCACTGCATTATGCCAAGCCCAGTCACAAATGGGTGGAGCGGTCAAAGATTCATCAAATCCATTCTTTAAATCTAATTACGCTGACCTGACATCAGTGATTAAGGCTATCAAACAGCCATTTTCTGATAACGGACTCAGCTACTCACAATTTCCAGTTAGTGATGATAATGGTATAGGGGTTGCCACCATTCTCATGCACACATCTGGGCAATGGCTGAAGTTTGAATACACATTGCCTATGGTGAAGCGCGACCCACAAGCGGCAGGCTCTGCAATAACGTACGCAAGACGGTACGCTTTGCAGTCAATCGCAGGTATTCCTACAGCAGATGACGATGCAGAGTCAGCAATGCTTCGAGGTGAGGACATTACGCGCAGAATTAGCCCGGAGCAGGCAGAGTGCGTTAAAGAATTACTGGAGCAGACATCTAGTGATGTTGAGAAGTTTTGTAAGGCTTTTAAATGCTCAACTGTTGACCAAATGCAAGTTCAGTACCTGGAGCGAGCAATGGCAGCCTTGCGGAGCAAAATTAAATGATTATCTTAGACCATGACCAGGGAACAGACGAGTGGCTGGCAGCGAGATTAGGAAGACCGTCTGCAAGTAGCTTTTCTAAGCTCATAACAACGTCAGGGAAGGCTTCTACATCAGCGCAGGGGTACATAGATCAATTAGCAGCAGAACGCATTACAGGGCAATCTGAGCCGTTCTACACAAATGATCATATGCAGCGTGGAAGTGAGCTGGAGCCGGAAGCAAGACTGATTTACGAAATGTACACAGGTAATGAGGTGGAGGAAGTGGGATTTATCCTACATGACTCTGGAGAATTTGGGTGTTCTCCTGATGGACTTGTAGGGGTTGATGGCGGGCTTGAGATCAAATGCCCAAGCGCAACCACTATGTTTAAGTACATCAGAGACCCTGATGAGCTGGTTAAGCAGTATTACCAGCAGATACAAGGTTGCATGTATATAACTGAGCGATCTTATTGGGATGCGTTTGCCTATCATCCAAAGTTAGATCACGTTCTGGTAAGAGTGGAGCGAGATCAGGATTTTATAGACAAACTGGCGCATCAAATTAACGAAGCAGTAACTAAAATCAAAAATGAAGTGGAGAAGTACAATGAAAATCGCAGCGAGCCTAAGCATCAATCTGAATAAGATCGATAAATCACGCATTAAAGAAGTAACTTTGAAAGATGGCAGTGTAGCCAAGTTTATTAACCTATATACAACGCTAGACTCGGAGAATGAAGGAAAATACGGTGATCACGGTTTCATCAGTCATGCAGTAACTAAGGACGAAAGGGATGCAGGTCAGAAGGGCGCAATTATCGGTAACGGTAAGATTGTTTTCTCTGATGCTGGCGGTCAGAAGCCATCTGCGCCATCTGCAAAGCCTAGCTACGATGACGATTTGCCATTCTAATAAAAAACCCCCTCGCAGGTTATTAAGCCTTTGAGGGGGAAACTAGGAGAGTGCAAAGGTAAGGGGGGTCTTTGCCCCATTAGATTAACACAGGAAATTAAAATGAATAAGCCAAATTTAGGAAGATGTTTAAAAATAGCTCAAGTTAAGTACGACATGAACACGGCAAGGCTGGCTGAGAAGTTAATGATCTCTCCCCAGGTAGCAGCAAGACTACGCATCATGCCTGACATGAAGTATTACACCATTCTACGGATATGCGATGTCTTTAAGATGGAGCCTTCGGAGTTTATTAATCTTGAGGTTAGAAGTAAGCCACAGTAAGCGGGTGAGTTATGAGCGAGAGTAAATACAAAAGGGATTTTAAGGGGATATGGATTCCGAAAGAGGTTTGGTTGTCGTCAGAGTTGACCATTATGGAAAAACTTTTCTATGTGGAGATAGACAGCTTGGATAACGAAAGTGGGTGTTTTGCTAGTAATGCTCACTTTTCGGACTTTTTCTCGATTTCAAACGGAAGATGTACACAGATTATCAAGTCGTTAGAGAAGAAAGGATTTGTCAAAGTTAGACTGGAATATAGCGGTAAAGAGATTTCTAAAAGGGTGGTGGAGGTAGTTAATAAATTAAATACCCTACCAGCAAAAACTAAATACCCCTATTTAGAAAATGATGAAGGTAATAATACATATATTAATAATACATTATATATAGGGGATGAATCCCCATTACCTAAAAAGAAAGAACGTAATGTGTTCACCAAGCCGACATTAGAAATGGTTAATGTTTATAAAATGGAAATTTTAGGCATATCAGATATTGAAGCCTTCGTGAATTACCATGAAGCGCGAGGATGGATGATGGGTCGAAACAAGATGAAAGACTGGAAAGCGGCTTTTAGGACATGGGAAAAAAACGCTGTTAAGTGGAGAGAGGAAAAAAATGATAAACGATCTAATAACCAAAGAAGGCAAGACACTGCTAAAGAGCTTAACGATTACACCAGAGCAACAGATTTTTAGTGAGGACGAAAGGGATGCCGTTGGATACTTCTTTATGCGCCTCAGCAACATGTACGGGGTGTCGAAGATACAATCACAGTGGCCTGACTCAGAATCGCTTAGAAACGCAAAGAGGGAGCATGCGAAGGATATTGGAAGATTTACAAGGGAAGAAATATCTCACGCATTTGACCTGGCTCACCAGCAGAAGCAGGAAGGCAGTAGCAGACTTGATTGGCCCGATGTAGACGCGATATTAGGGTTGATCAAGAACACTGGCATGACGGGTAGTTGGGGGACTGCGGCCCACAGGTTATACAAGCCAGAAGAATTGATTGGTAAGGGTACAAAAGAAGATAGACGTAAAGCCGCTATGTCGGCAATAGCTGACTTAAAAAACATACTAGGAGACTAACATGAATCAGAAAGAACGAGTATTGCACCATCTTCACCAGGGAAATGAGATCACCTGCCTAGACGCATTCTCTATGCTTGGGATAACGCAGATTGCTGCCCGGATATTTGAACTAAAGCGTGACGGTCACCCAATATCTAAGCGCAACCTAAAAATAGTCAACCAATTTGGCGAATCTTGCTATGTGTCCCAATATTTTTACTTGGGAGATAGTTAATGAATCTTAAACGATACAAATACTCCGGTCATGATTGGCCGGAGCTTAAAGAGAAGCCATTTTACTTCTTAAGTGAAATATCTGCCATTACGGGACTGACAGACTCTACGTTAAGGAATCGACTGAGAAATACGGATACCTTAACTGATGTAAAACTAGTTAGGCGCAAAATCTCAGCTAGAAAACTGAAATACACAGGCAAGAAGAAAGGCATGAGGAACGGTGCTTTTTACACAATGTTAGAGTACGCAAAAATTGCCGGGATATGTGAAGCAACAATGTGGGGTAGGTTAAAGGATTGCGAAGAAGTAAGTGATTACATGCTGAGGCCAGCAGAGACAAAATACAATAATGCAAAACGCTGCATCGCTGACCTGTATCCTATTTTAGAAACAGAACAACAGAGAGTATCGGCAAAATGGCTGAAGATGAAACTATTGTAAGCGAAGGGGACTTTTCGATCATTCGAGATAAGTTTGAGCTTGAGAAGAAACTACCATTTATTATTAAACAGCTTGAAAAATGGGACTACTCAGAACCTTGTGGAGTCAAAATTGGCGTCTATGTCAATGCCACCGTGAAATCTAAGTCACAAAGTGATTTGTTTCACGTTTGGTGCAGAGAAATGGAAAGAAGATGGATTTCCAAGCGACCTGATTGCACAGAAAAAAACATGAAAATGCTAATGAAACGAATGTTTTTAGGAACCGAGGACATAATTCTGGGTGAACATGAAATGATAGGCCAAGTAAAAAGCATAAAATCATTAAGAAATGCAGGAGAATGGTGTTTCTTTTTGGATCAAGTGTATTATTGGTGCGCGGATCACAAC